TGTTCTGGCGCGTACGTAAGTGTAATAAAGCAGTTTTTTTCGAATTGAGATGCCTCATGCATGCATCTGACCGCCCACATTCTGGATCGGTCTATTCGACAGCCCATGCATTGTCCGCATGGGAGTTTCATTGGATCACCCTCGCCCGAGCGAGAATTGAATTTAATGTTTCCGTCTTCGGTTTTCACCGCAGACAGAGGGTAATAACAAGGCATATATCCTTTCAGCCCCTTTCGGGGCATGGATTTTTAATTAATTAGAAGCGGAATCCGCCACGCATAGGGTTACTACGCATGTTAGCCGCAGCCGTTGTTTTAATATTTGATTTAAAGCGCCTTGCGCTTTTATGTTTGGAAACGCCATGGCGTGAAAGAGGTTTCATTTTTCAAATTTCCTTTAGTTTTGTAGTTGAACCAAGTAAGTTGGTGTCACCTAGCACAGTAGACATCAAGTAGGTCTACTGTGCCCCGACTTCGTCGGGTCCCTTCGGGCTAGGTGACGGTGTGGGTTTTGGTGCTAATCCAAGTTCCCTCACAGTCTCTAGATTAGCAGGATTCGTGACAAAGTCAACGAATTGTCCAGGGTCGTTATCAAAACGAGCCCTGATATTTGAATTGAGACCTTCAAAGGTCTCTTGGGCGCGACGAACCTTGTTCATCGCTGCCTGGTAGTCAGTGACTTCGTAAAAGTCTTCTGGTAACGGCTGGTAAGCGTTACCAATAGGCATTACGCCTTTAACGTATTGAGAGACGATGCGATTAATATTGCACTCGTCTTTGAATTGTTGTTGTGTTTTCGTTTGCGAAAACGTATTGACAGATGATGCATTTGATGCTTCATCTGTATCATAGTTATAAGGTGAGCGTATAAACATTTTGTTTTACTTTCGAATAAGTCCTCGAAGAATATCGAGTAATGGTTTAAGTTGTTGCGTTTCACGACCAATATTGCCAAGATCCTTGGCAGCTTGGAGGTCTAACGCAGTAAGTCCAGTTTCGTTGATTACTTTTTGAGCTTGTTGTCTCAAAAGATCACGTTTAACTGGTTCTGTAATTGTTGTTTCGTTAAGCATATCTGCTTGACGTTGTAAATAAGTAATAGTTGCATGAATACGTTCGTTTTCATCCTTAGTATTTTGAATTTGCGCAATAACATTGCGAGTTTCAGCATCGACTTTACCGATTTGCTGTGATGTAAGGCCCGCCTGGGCCATTGTTACATTGTATTGAGCTTCAGCTTGTGGATGTCCAAAGCGTTCCGCTACTTGCGCTTCTACGCGAGCTTTCGCTGCGTTAGCGCTATTTAGTTCAGTTTGGGCTTCAATATTTTTAATTTGAGCCCTATTAATTTCTGATTGTGTGAAATTGCTGGCAGGTGTGGCAGCTGTAGATGTGGGCTGTGATCCAGCCCCTGAAGATACTGAAAGCATAGGGTTAATACCCGCTTTCTTCATATCTTCTGTTTGTGTTTGATATCTTGTTGCATATTGTTGAGCAGAAAACGCCTGAGCGTCTTCTTGCCTATTTTTTGCGCCAAGTATGTCGAGTATTGCACCAAGCATTATTTTTCCCTTCGGGGGGTTATGCGATCCCTTTCGGGATCACACAACCTAAAGTTTAGAAATGATCGATTAAGCCAGGTACTGAGTACAAAGGCATAGGTCTAGCAGTTCTTATCTGAAAGAAAGAATCAAAGATAAATTGTTTTCCGTTTGCAGCAGAGCCAATAGCTACAACGCGGTCAACGGGAGGTCTATCTTCAATAAAAGTATCAGATAGTGTGGGCAGCGCAGTAAATTTTTGCGCTAAATGCCAAGCGTCCAATGTAGTTGGCGCTGTAGACCGGAAATATCCGGTAATTTGAGATGGGTGATATCTATATTCAGCCCATCGTTCTTGATATCCAAAGACTTGATCGTCTGTTGAAGTACCAGTAGCATAGATTTCTTTATTAAGAACCTCTTGTTCGCCCAGATGAGCGAATACAGGAAAGTAGAAATCATAGCGAGTTTTGCGGTTCCACATTCTGCGGAGACCTTGTTGATAGTTTAAGTCGGCGCGGATTGAAACCATACCGATAATAACGCCGTGTTCCGTAAAGCTTTGAGTAAAGCCGTGGTTCGACGCTAAAGCTGTACCGACACCGGCAAGATTACCGAGTGGTGAAGTACCACCGGTAAGACCAGTACCGCTCGTTTGAGCGACTGGGTTAATAATAATAGGAGTTGATCCTCCGCCCAAATATTCTGGTCGTTGGAGACGTGCATCAGGAGAAATAACACCGAAGTGTGAACGAATGATTTCGGTATATCGGGTACCTCCGCGAGCATCGCGTTCGAGCAATCGTTGTACTTGGAAAGATTCACGTAAAGCATTAATAGTGGCTGCAGTAGCATCAGATAAATCAGCAACAAGACCAGTACCAGTACCATCAGTATCACCAAAAGCAATAAGAGAGGTAGCAGGTAAAGGAGTATTTTGATAAATAGAATTACCCCAAGAACCATTATTAGCTCTTAAAAAAGTAGAAGTACCAGAAACAGGTGCATGAACGATCGCATAATCACCAGTTCCAAGAACTGGAGCAGTAGATCCCAAAGGAATAGATACAGGATCACCTTTTTGAGGCCAAGGTAAAGCAGATGTAAAGTAGTCATGTCGTTTACCACGACGTAACAGTGTGAAATCAGAATAAGTATCCGGACCATCGTCCGTAGGTACCGGGACAGAATCTTGCAAATTCTGATCACGGAACCATTGATTCCAAATCAAGTTATAAGCGCGTAAATGCAAAGCGCTATGAGAAATTGTAGCTGAAGCACCAATTTGATTAACAGTAGGCAGGCCCATATAATCCTGCAATGTATTTGTTAAATATCCGCCAGTTGGTGAAGTTGTTTGCGGAATAAGATAGTCGATTGAATCGCCTGGGTTATTTTGTTCCCCCATAAATTTTTGCCAATTTTCCCAAATTAGGCGGTTAGGAACAAAGAAAAAGAAGGAATCCAAATGGAGATTATCCATTACTGGAAATAGTGGAGTAGATAGACGTGCAAATGCAGTCATCTTAAGATTAAATGTGTCGCCTGGAAGTACTTCGTCTACATATACAGGAACTAGGTAGCCAGCGTCAAATGTAGTTTTGTGTGAAGTTTCGATAGCAAAGCTAGATCGAGGAATATCGGCACGAGGCACCATTGCGAATTTATGTGTGCTTACCGATTTGTTTTTGTGCATTACAGCCATGTTTTCTTCCTAAGAAAAAGCCCGGACAGTGCCGGGCTTGGTTGAGGTTATACCTGATCCGCATGAATCAGGAGTTTCGGCTGATCGTGGCACACGATCTGAGCCGTGTTGTCATCATACTCGCCTAACTCGTAGAGTGCAAAGTCTTTACGGTGTTTGTGTAGTGGATTGTCATCATTTTGACGATTTACTTCATCTGTAAATGCGCGTAGGGCTACGCCCTGAGACGGAACGAAATAAGGACGCCCGAAAGCGTCAGCTGCCGAATCGCGGACAGAGCAGATAATAAGTTTCATTGTAAGTTCCTTTTAAGTTTGTTAATTTTGGCCATAAGTACAGTTTCCTTAACAGCCAATCTTTCAGGTGAGGACTCATCTGAATGTTTCAAGGCATTAAGTATACGATTTTGTTTAATAGCTTCAAACTCATATGGTTCTATCGCATCGTATTTTTTGTCGTAGTAACGAGGTGGTTTAATACGTCGTCCGTCACGAAGCCGGACGGAGTCAGACGGGTAAACGTCTTGATAGTATTTATCGAACCAATTTTGTCCGATTCCGGGTTTAAGTGACATTTTGTTGAATTCCGGTTTGACGTATACACGCTCGCCGGATTCAGGATCAATTCCCCGGTAATAGATTTCTCTATAAGGTTCTCCGGTTTTTGGATTGATATCTTGTACGCGTCCAGTAGCTTTTTGAGTGACATAACGGGCCACGTAAGCAGCGGATGTTTCCGTCGCGGTGCCGACGGTGGAATGTCCAAAAGGCCAGAGGCTTTCCAAGTGTGGCGAACGATAGACGGTGTCTCCGTTGTGGTTGACTTTGTGTTCATATTTATCCTTGAAGTCATAGTTAAAGAGTATGGCGTGAAAATGTGGTCGTTTAAATTCGTCCCCATATTCTCCGCACATATAAAAGCGAATATTCGCATTTTGATTTGCTTTGCGTAAACGTTTCATAAACTTTTGAAAGTGTTCATAATGTAGATCACCATTTTTTGGTAGATGTTCTGGCGCGTACGTAAGTGTAATAAAGCAGTTTTTTTCGAATTGAGATGCCTCATGCATGCATCTGACCGCCCACATTCTGGATCGGTCTATTCGACAGCCCATGCATTGTCCGCATGGGAGTT